GAGCCGTCACTAGAACATCAACAACGCCTGTAGAACAGTGGACAAATGAGCTGGACATGCGGCTGCGTGGGCGCTCTTTCTCGATGAAGATAGAGTCTGATGATATAGGCGTTAGATGGAAGCTTGGCGTTCCACGAGTAGACTTACGGCCTGACGGGAGGAGATAATGGCGAATTCTCAGTCTGTAGCGCCGAGGCTGCCAAACGCCCCGAACAATTATGACGTTACTTTCATGTCAGATTTGATAAAATCTTTAGAGCTGTTTATAGCTCAGGAAAGAAATCCTGGTGAAGAGCGGTCTACAAAGGTAACTTTTACTGATTTACCCACTTCTGACACAGGGTTAGAGGCAGGGGCATTGTATAGAATCGGGAATGATGTTAAAATTTCCCTAGCAGACGTAGCGGTTCCTGACAGTTTGTCAGCGACAGCATCAATAGGCTCGGTAGTAGTGAGTATATCATAATGAATTTAGGCAAACTTATTAGAAAAGCGGCACCCATAGCATTGGGCGCCTTTGCGCCTGGTATTGGAGCCGCCATAGCCCCAGGTTTAACCCCTTTCATGCAAAGCGCCATTGCTTCTGGTGGTTTAGGCCTGTTGATGGGGCAAAAGCCTAAAGAGGCTTTGCTAAGCGGCGTTTTGGGCGGTGTTGCGTCTGGCATAGGCGGGCAGGCTAAAGTTCCTGTTAGCGGATATGATGACGCCGCAATGTTGGCTGCTCAGCAGGCGGCGCCCACTGGAAGAACAGTTGCAGAGCTGGCAAAAAGCGGAAAGATTGCCTCTACATCAGGAGGTGCTGGCTTTGGAGGGTTCTCTGGAGCGGCAAAAGCGGCAGAAGCAAAAACAATGTCTGGCGACTTGTTAAAGTCCTTAAACTTTGCGGGTGAAGGTGAAGGCAGTTTGCTGTTTAAGCTTCTTAACAGTCAAATGGGAGAAGGATTGGCCGCTGGCCTTTTGGCGCAGGCTCTTGCCGCAGAAGAAGAAGAAGCGCAGTCGCAATTTGAGTCCCGCCCGTTTGGTGCCTCATATGAAGGTCAGCAGTTAGCTGGGGGCCAGTTAGGTGGAATTAACTACGCTGATGGCGGGGAGGCTTACTTTCCGCGCCGTAATGGCGGTATAGACCCCTCTGAAGGGTCTGGTAAAAAAGATGATGTGCCTGCCATGCTTATGGCTGGTGAGTTCGTAATGACTCGTGATGCTGTAAAAGGCATGGGGGATGGCGACTTGCGTAAGGGTATAGGCCGCATGTACGATGTGATGGATAATCTTGAGAGGATGGCATAATGGCTACTCAAACCGTAGAACAGGTACAACGCCTTGCGCCCTACTTGGAGAGCCTTGAAAAGCGCGTTTTAGATACTGCTTTCGGAACCTTTAGTGGCGGCCAGCAAACAGCTCCCGGTCTTTTAGACAAGCCAATAAACCTTCCTCAGTATCAAGTCGCTGGCCTTGACCCTCTCCAGCAGCAAGCAGCCCAGCTAGGACAGGCTCAAGTAGGAACCTATCAGCCAGCGTTGCAGCAAGGCCTGGGCGCCGCGCAAGCAGGCATTGGTGCTTTAGGGCAAGGCGTTGCTATGCTTGACCCCTCTCAGGGCATTTCACAGTTTATGAACCCATACCAGAGCGCGGTTATTGACGAAATCAACCGTCAGGCAGCTATGGGAGCTCAAAAGGTAAAGTCTGGCGCGTATGGTGCCGGAGCATTCGGTGGCTCACGCGAGGGCGTGCAGTTGGCTGAAGGTGAGCGCGCTCGACTTGGCAAGGTCGGTGAGTTTTTGTCAAAGGGCTTTGATACAGCAGTACAATCATCTCAAAGAGCCGGACAATTGCTCGGTGGTATTGGTCAAGCGTTTGGCGGTGTTGGGGCGCAGACAGCAGACATTGGCCGCGTAGGCTCAGAGCTAGGTCGCGCTGATGTTGGTTCACTGTCTCAGCTTGGCCAGATTGGTCAGCAGCAGTCGCAGGCACAGCTTGACGCCACTCGTCAGAATCTAATGCAGCAGGCGCAAGAGCCTTTCACTCGTTTAGAGCTTGGCTCCTCATTGCTAAAAGGAACGCCTTCAGGCAGCCTGTCATCTGTATTCAAGTCTACAACCACACCGCAGGCAAACCCATTCTTGCAAGGTGTTGGGGCTTACACAGCCCTATCTGGCGCTGGTGCCACCGCAAAATAAGGAGCTTTAGATGGCAGTTCAAGGCGTAAAAGGCTCAGGCATTGGTCAGGTTACAGACACTCAAATAGAGCAAATGATACGCGATAGATACCAGCGCCCTATTGGCGGCATGGTTTCTGAGCGAGCGGGGCGCGTCACTGAAGGCGCTTTGCCAACGGCTGAAGAATTGTTCGGAAAGCTCCCTGGAAGAGAGTATGATACAAAAGGCGGGGCCATTCTTGGTGCTCTTACTGATTTTCCTGCGGCTGGTCAGGCTCTTTATGATTATGGCATTCGTCCTGCCTTAGAAATTCCTCGCATGGCGTATAGCGCTGCTGGAGAGTTGGGCGGTGGTCTTGGAGAGATTTTGGCTCAACCAACAGAGCGTGCGATGCAAGAAATTGTAGAGGATGAGCTTCCGGGCGCTCGCGCTAAAATTGATTCTGATTTATCTTCTATTGCTGAAAGAATTAGAGGCGAGTCGGCTGGCGCAAGTATTTCCAAGAGCCTTTCTGACATTTCTAAAGATTTGGCGACCACAACCAAAGACGAGAGCCTGGATGACGAGTTAACTACCGTCCCTGACGCAAACATACCAAGCATGTCACCAGAAGAGGTGGCTGCAATGGAAGCGGACGAAAATGCTGGCGTTGGTTCGGCTCTTACTGAAACTTCTGAAACAACGACTGACCAGCCCGCAGGCGACCAGCAGGCTGATAAAACTGACAACCCCTTTGAGGCAATTCTAAAGCAGGCAATGGACAACGTAGCGTCTGTTCGTGGCGAAGAACCGAAGATGAATCTTGAAGATTATAAGCAAGAGTTTGCCGATGCCACTGGCGTAGATATCAGCGGCAAGGTTGACAAGTCGCAGGCTTTGATGGCGCTTGGCCTGTCTCTAATGCAAAACAAAGCTGGCCGTGACTTTAACGTGTCTAACGCATTGTCGGCGCTAGGCGAGGCTGGCGAAAAGGCCATGCCAGAGTTTGCAAAAGCTAAGTCTGAAGCTAAAGCCGCGAAGGTTGCGGCAGGCAAATATGCCCTCGGAGAGCTGTCTAAAGATGAGCAGGCTAAGGCGGTGCGCCTGGCAGCCGCGCAAGAAACTGTTGACGAGCTTTTGAAGCAGCGGCAATCAGACCTTTCTGCATCTGCTCTTGAGCAGCAAAAGCATTACTATGATATGCAGCTTAAAAGGCTTGAAAACAAAGGTAAGATTGCCGCAGAAGCTGTTGGTAAAACTGGATTAGAGTTTGAATTTAGCCAAGAAAAAGCTTACACACCTTTAGGAAGCAAGCCTGATATTAAGCTTCATATCGGGAATAGAAAAGTTGACGGTCTAGAAGTTTTCACAAAGCCAGAAAGTGACGCTGCTATGATTGCAAAAGGTTATGCAGACTCTCTTGACGGAATCGCGTCAATTGATAGGGCGATTGGCCTTGTTACAGAGATAGGAAGCGAAGGGGTGACTCTGACCCAAGCTAAAGGCGCCGTTGACAACTTCTTAAAGGCTACTGGTATTAAAGGCTACGAGACAGAACTAAACAAAGCAACAGAGCTTGATTCCGTTATTAAAACATTAATTGCCAAGTATAAAAGATTCCTGACCCAAGAAACAGGTAACGGCATATCTAACCAAGACATCAACAATTTAATGAATTCTTTGGGTCAGTTAAATTTCTTCACAAACCCACAAGAAGCCATTGCCAGACTTCAAGAAACAAAAGGCATTTTCTTAACAGCAAATGATGCGCTTGAAAGGTCTTTGATTGAACTGACAGATAAAGACAGGTACCTCAATCCTGCTTCTTATGATAAGGTTCAAGAAGTTATCAACGAGGCGGCAATGAGTTCTATAGGTGTGGGTCGGAACGCCTTGCCAACAAAAACAGAAGATGGCGTTACAGTTTTTAAAATTTCATAAGGTGCTGTTATGGGCGAGTATTTAATAGAGCTACCCAGCGAAACTCTAAAGTTTGAGTTCAAAGGGGATGAGCCAACAGCAGAAGAAAAGTTCAAAATTGCCTCTATCATAAGAAATAGAAAATCTGGCAAGGCTCCCTTGTCTGGCAGTTCATCAGCAGAACCCGAACAAATGTTCGACACAGAGTCTGGAATCAAGGACGCAAAATTGCGTGCATTGCTGTCGGCTGCCGAAACTCCTGGTGATGAAGAAGCACAGCTTAAAAAACTGTACGGCATGACCGAAACGGACTATACCCGTGACAATAGAGGGCGCCTCGCTATTACTCCAGAGGGCGGCAAGAAGCTAGGCCTAGAGCTTACTCAACCTACCCTTATTGATGAAAGCGGGTTTAGCCGCTACGACTTTGCTGACATGGCTGCAATAGTACCTGAAATTGGTGCCGCTGTTTATGGCGGCATTAAAGGTGCGGCTCTCGGAACCGCAGTAGCTCCTGGCCTTGGTACATTTATTGGCGGAGCTTTAGGCGCGGGTCTTGGCGCTGGCAGTACACAAGCTATAGAGGAAAGCATTGAAGCCTTGGCAGGCGTGCAAACACAAACTGCCGAAGAGGTGGCTCAAGACGTAAAAAGTGATTTTGTTACTGGTCTTTTGACTGATGCAACCTTTGGTGCCTTTGGCTTGCTTGGAAGGGGCGTTACTAGCGCCACTCGCGCAGGCAGGGGTCTTACCAAAGAAGAGTTGGAAGTTGCGGGCGAGTCTATGGAAATGGGAATTTTCCCTACTTTATCGTCAATTCGCGCACCATCGTTGCTTTCAAGACAGCAAGGCATTGCAGAAAAAGTTCTGGGCTCATCAACTCGCTTGAAGCAAAACAACGATGTTATGCAAAACAAGCTAGCCGAGTTCAGAAAAGATTTTGAAGATGTGTCGTCAGGCGAAGCGGGTAGCATATTGACCGAGGGCGTGTCTGCTCAGCAAAAGCGCCTTCTGGCTAAAGAAGAAGAGCTGCAAAGAGCTATATTGCAGAACCTTCGTGGCGTTGGCGAGACTATGGGCGCCGCCGCAGAAAAGAATATGAACCTAGAAGATGACGTTTTCAACATTTTGGTTGGCGCAAGAAACTCATTTGATGAAGAAATGACAAGAGCGTTTAAGCCCATTGATGAAGCTTTAGAAAGCGCGTTTGGCTCAGAAAAAATATTTAATATTGGTAATTTGAGAGAAACTATAAATGGGATACCAGCTAGCGTGGGAAGGCCCGCCGCAGAGGGCTTGCGGGAATTTGAAGCGGCGGCTTTGGCAGGCGGCACTAAACCAAATCTTAGTGCCGCAATTGATGTAATTAAATCTTTAGGAAAAGACAAAGCATCATTTACTCAGCTTTACAAGGCTAGAAAAACTTTAAATGACATTCTTTCTCGGTCAGTGAAGGACGAAGAGCGCGGTCAAATAGGTGATTTAATAAGCAAGATAGACATGAAGCTATCTGCTAACAATGTAGACACAGTTCTTGAATCCCTTGGCGAAGCTGTTCCAGCCAACGCTGCAAAGATTCTTATGAACGCATCCAAGGCTATAGAGCCTGCCAGAGATATGTATGCTAAAGGTATCAAGATTTTTGAGGATATTGAAAGCGCGGGAGTTATTAAAAATCTAGCCAGAAAGGCTGCAAACGGTGAAAGCATTGGCGTAAAGGACGTTGCTCTTGATAAGATAATCAAGAAGGACGACCCTAAAACACTGGCGAGAACCCTACGCGCTGTAGAATATGGTCTGCCAGAAGAAGCTAAAAAGGGCGCGTCTGAAGAGTTCAGAAAGAAGATTTCTGGTCAGTGGCTCAACGATGCGTTAACAAGCTCTGGTTTAACCAAAGCAAATGACTTTGACCCATCGGCATTTAAGGCTGGGGCGTTTGCTAAATCAATACGAGACTTAGGCAGAACGGCTGATGTTCTCTTTGGCGCTGACGCCGGAAGGATAAAAAAGCTTGCTGATGACATAGAAAAAACATCTATCTCCAACATGAAGCAAGCTGATGTGGATAGGCTTGTCGCCAATTTGCCTGAAGGCGCAAACATGAAGGATACTTTAGAAGCTCTTGTCGCCGCGCAAAGGTCAGTGCATGACAACATGAAAAACAGAGTTTTCAAAAAGCTATCTGATGGCAGCTTAGAGAGCGCACCCATTGAAGCTGCTGAATTGATTGCAAACAGCTCTACAACTGCATCTGAGATAAAGCAGATACTGAACGCATTTGAAGGCAACGAAGAAGCTCTAAAGAAAATTCAGGGCAACTATATGGAGCGCCTCATTGCTGACTTTGGTAGCACGCTTACTACTGATGGCAAGACCCTTAAAGCGTTTGCGACCAGACTGATGGACGCTGATAAAGGTGGTAAGTTGCAAGCTATCTTTGGTGAAAAGATGGGCAAAGACATGGCGCAGTTTGCGAAGATATTAGAGTTCAATGCTAGAACAACCCCTGGCGGTGACTTGGTTGCGGCGAACATAGCCGCCAGCCCGCTAGAAAACTTAGGCGTTCTAGCAAAGCTTTCTTTGATGGGTAGGTTCTTTACTTCAGCGCCTCACTACGACCAAATATTAAAAGACTACAAGCGCCTCAAGGGCGAAGATGTGAAGCCAAAAGAGCTTGGCAAATCCATAGCCAAGGCAATGGGTATGCTGGTAGCTCAAGGCGCAACACAATCAGCTCAAGAGGGCGCCCGCGAAGCCGAACAACAGTTGCGGGCAGTTGCCGATTCTTCTGGTCTTGGCCAGCAAATACAGAACTTGAGCAGCCAGGTTCAGGCTCAAATCCCGAACAATTCTACTGCTATGCCTCCGCAGCCAGTTCAACCAGCGCCCGCTGCCCCGAACAATTTAAGGCAGCAGGCAGCACAAAGCCCAGGTGTAGCGCAGGCCCTTGGTATTCGCGGCGCCACAGCCGGACTGTTAGGAAACCCATAAAATGAAATCAGCGACTATAGACCAGCTACGTCAGGAGCTTGCTTCTGATGAGGGCTGCAAGTACGAGATATATTTGGACCACCTAAATTTGCCCACATTTGGAATTGGTCACTTGATTAAAAAAGATGACCCAGAATATGGCAAACCTGTTGGCACCGTCATTGAGCAAGAGCGCGTAGACAATGTGTTTAAGCTTGATATCGCCGTAACGCTAAATGATTGCCACAGGCTGTACTCAGACTGGAATGATTTGCCAGAAGAGTGCCAGCTTATCATTGCGAACATGATGTTCAACCTTGGCTACCCGCGTCTGTCAAAGTTCAAAGGCATGAAAGCGGGAGTTAATGCGCGAGAGTTCAACGCCGCAGCGGACGAGATGGTAGATTCCAAGTGGTACACGCAAGTCCCAAATCGCGCACGGCGCTTAGTAGCAAGAATGAGGGCTTTAGCAAATGATACCGAAGATTGAGGCGACTACAGGCCCCGCACCAACAAAAAAACACTGCCGCCGTTGCCCGCGTTGCAGTGAGCCACTAAAGACAGTGTATGTGCATGGTCATACGCAGTGCGTAAATTGCGATTGCATCATTGATGATTGCTGTCAGGGTGAAACCTGTCAAGCAGAAGGTGTGTAGCGACACACAAATTCTTTTGGCAAGAAAGGTGAGCCGTCTTGTACATGAATGCGGATGGCAGAAGCTAACATTTCTTCAATTCGCTCCTCACACCTCTTCTCTGTTTTATACGGGCCCCTATTGTCCACAAGCTTAATGCAAGCATCTGCATTAACAATGTGACAGGCCAAGACAATTGCCGTAAACATAACTATTCCAATTCTACAACAATTTCCATCTCACTATGCCTTGGCGTCAGCATCTCTAGCTTGCACACAGGGCAAACCATAGAATCTTCTTCAAGACCGTCAGACTTAAATTGCATCTCTGTTTCACACTTTGGGCACATGCCATAATCTAATAGCCTCGCCATTGTACCATCACCTTCTTGTATCATGGGATATCTCCACAAAAAGTTGCGCCCTTATAACATTAAGGTCATAATATAAGTGTATTGTCAAGAAATAAATTTCACACTTCCAACGGGGGGAAGATGCTGAATAATTTTGAGGCGGGTAAGTTAGGAGAGCATATTTGTATGACTCGCTTAATGAAGCTTGGATACTCTTGTCAAATAGTCAATCTGGATACGGTTGATATAATTATTAATTATGAAGAAACTTTGTTGCGCGTTCAGGTAAAGTCCAGCGTTTTAAAGGGAAGGGGAGGGGCTGCAAAAAATCACATGGGGTATCAGTTCGCCACCTCTCACAGCGGCAAGAAGAGGCCTCTAACAAGAGAGCAGTGCGATATAGTTGCTTTGGTTGCGATAGAGCCGGAGCGCGTTTTGTTCAAGCCAGTAGAGTGCTTAAAAGGTCAGGTAACAAAGCGCATATCGCCAACAAAATTTAATAAAGATGATTTGGAACAGCGTTCTTTGCAGCATTGCTTAGACGCTATTTTTTTGTCCAACTGAGGCGATGCCAGAGGCGGCAACCATAGGGTCGCCATACTTTTCTTTATAAGCATTGCTAACCAAGAAGCCTATCTGCTGACGAATGTTTCTATGCTCATCCTCTGACATCTTTTTTAGCTTGGTATAGGTTTTCAAATCTATGCCGATTGATTTATGATTAACTCCAGGCATAACTTACTCCAATGAAAGGGCAACATATAATGCCATATAATAAAGGGTTTTATGGGAAACGCAACAAATTCGGCGCCAAAAAGACCGAGTTCATGGGCATGAAGTTTGACAGCAAATGGGAAGCAGAAAGATACGGTCAACTATGGAAGATGCAGGAGAACAATGAGATAAGCAAACTTGAAAGACAGGTGCGCTTTAACATTGTCATAGATGGTCAAAAAATATGTGCATACATAGCCGACTATACCTATTACAAGCCCAATAAAGACGGTGTAGATGAATTTATTGTAGAGGACGCAAAGGGCGTTGAAACCGATGTTTTCCGCCTAAAAAAGAAGCTCATGCTGGCCGTAAATGGCATTGATATAAAAATTTCTAAAAAATAATTGTTGACACTTGTTTCATCAGTTACTAGATTGCTTGTAAGTAGTTTAACAGCCTACGAAACAAAACATGAGGTAAAGACCGATGAATACAGATGTGTCATCTGTATCGGCAGCATCCTTGTCAGAGCTTGTTATGATGAAGTCAGAGCTTGATAGGGTCATTGTCGATGCACAAGAAAAAATCAAATTCATTAAAAGCGAGCTTGAAGAGCGTTACTTAGAACGCGGTCAAGAAACCTTGCGTCAAACAGGCAGGGATTTTGGTAGCGTAAGCTTTAATGATGGTGATTACAAAGTTAAGCTTAACTTGCGTAAGCGTGTTGAGTGGGATGAGGGCAAGCTTCTAAATGCGTTGAACCGTATGGACGAAGATACTGCTCGTCATTATGCACAAGTAAAATATTCAATTACAGAATCTAAATATAACGCGGCACCGCCAGAAATTAAGTCGGCGCTTAGTGATGCTCGCACTGTGCACTTGCAGGGCGTGTCTATTGATGTTGAGGAGGATAAAGATGCTTAACATTATTACAGCCGAACAACGGCTAAACGAAAAGAAGGGCCACAAGCTTGTTGTCTGTGGTCAGTCAGGGGTGGGCAAGACTTCTCTTGCTCGTACCCTCGACACATCCAAGACATTGTTCATGGATTTGGAAGCGGGTGATGCGGCTATCGAAGGTGTAGCTATTGATGTTATCCGCCCACGCACATGGACAGAGTGCCGTGACTTCGCGGTGTTCTTGGGTGGTCCTAACCCTTCTCTGGGCGAGGACGCAACCTACAGTCAGGCACATTACGATTATGTGTGTCAGACATACGGAAACCCAGCAGATATTTTGTCTAAGTATGACACAATCTTTGTTGACTCAATTACCGTAGCAGGGCGCCTGTGCTTCACGCATTGTCAGAACCAGCCTGAGTGTAAGTCAGACCGTACTGGCAAGCTGGATACTCGCGCGGCATATGGTATGCAAGGGCGTGAAATGATGTCATGGCTATCTCATCTTCAACACATCCGCGATAAGAATGTAATCTTTGTTGGCATTCTGGATGAAAAGACAGACGAGTATGGGCGGCAGACTTATGAGTTGCAAATTGAAGGCTCAAAGACTGGACGCGAGTTGCCAGGCATTGTGGATGAAGTTATCACGATGGCTCTTATGCCAGACGATAACGGAAACCCATATCGCGCATTTGTGTGTCAGACACTGAACCAGTGGGGATACCCAGCTAAAGACAGGTCTGGCAGATTAGATACTTTAGAAGAGCCGCATCTTGGCAAGCTTCTAGAGAAGATGAGTGGTGGTACACCACAAAATGAACGTCCTATGGACTTTGTAAACCCAAGTGAAATGAATGGAGCAGAAGAAAATGCTTAATCTTAATGAAATCCAAACTGGTAGCGAACAAAAGCCTCTAGAGCTTATGCCAGACAAAACACCTGTTCGTGCAATCATCAACCTTTTAGGCGGTGACGCAGAGATGCCTGAGTTTGGTCAAGGCTATCTGTTCAAGAAGTCTATGTCATCAAGCGCAGTGTATTGCCCGATGGAATTTACCATTATCGGCGGTCAGTTCGACAAGCGGCGTGTATGGCATAACCTGTTCGTGCATGGTGACAAGCTAGACTCTAGCGGCGTTCCTGTAGCCCGTAATATTGGCCTTGAAACACTTCGGCGTATGGTTGACAGTATTCATAACCTGAAGGGTGCTGACATGAGCCCAGAAGCCCAGCAAAAGCGCAATATCGCTGGCATTCAAGCTCTGCAAGGCATGGAATTTTCCTTCTTGGTTGGTGTAGAGCCAGCGCAGAACGGCTACGATGCAAAGAACAAAATGACCGTTGTTCTTACACCAGACAATAGCGACTATGTTGCTTCGTCTGTTGGCGCGGCTCCTGTGCAAGCAGCGGCTCCTGTAGCGTCTCCTGCGATGGCGCCAGCAACCGCAGAGGCTGGTGTGGTACCAGCTTGGGCGCAGAAATAAGGTTTAGGGGGCAGGGGTTTTTTTCTTTTTCCTACCCTGTCCCCTTCTCAAGAATTTTCTGGAAGTCAGGATTACAGCGAAAGCTGTGCGTCTCCAGAGATAGAGGTGGCAAGCGAGCGTGGTTCTCTATAAGCATAGAACCTATTCCAGTTCACCTTGAAAGAAGGGCCCGGCTTTGTTGCTAGGCCGGGCTCTTCTTCCCTTAACATAGCAATATCAGAAGGGCCGCCATACAAACGGAAGGGCGGTATGGATAGACAAAATGCCTCTAACAAGCATTGTATCAAAACAACGTCAGATTAGTTCTGCCATGAGTGTAAGCGAACAGATTGGTAATTTGGAGTCGCTTATTAAATCACCACCACAAAACTCTCGCATCATCGAAGTATCGCCAAAGCTGGCTGAGTATATTCTTGAGCACCTGAACATTGGGAACCGCAAAAAGAAAACTCAGAAGATTGCTGTTTATGCAAAAGATATGGCATCAAACAATTGGTCCCTTACAAATGCCACACTGGCCTTTGGTTCAGATGGGCACCTGAAGGATGGCCAGAACCGATTGAGCGCATGTGTGAGGGCTGGAAAGCCATTTAAGACCCATGCTATCTTTGGCATTGAGCCTGACAGCTTCATTCATATGGATGTTGGCTCAAACAGGTCAAACATGGATGTGTTCACTATTATGGGTACGCCGTATCCATCATTGACTGGCGCCGTTATCCGCCACATCGTTGCGTATAAAGAATGCCGCGCAAACACAAAGCATATTCGCATGACGAATGATGATTTGAGAAACTATTATAATGAAGAAGTGAATACCACCCTGCTAGAGCTTTCCATTAAGTTAGCGAAAGTGGCAAAGAGGAATACACTTATTCCTGTTCCGCCTCTGTCAGCTTTGTTTTACATTGCCTCAGATTCTGGTGACTTGGAAAAGGCCAAAAACTTCTTAGATGATTTGGCGGCTGGTTACGGGAAAGGCGTCCGCTCACCTGTTCGCAAACTTCTTCATACATTAACTGAAATCAGAGTGGCAAACCGAAACAAGGTAATGCCTGACGTTATGACTATTCTGCTTGCCCGTACTTGGATTAATTACAAGAACGGCGTTCAGTCAACAAACAGTGACATGAAAATCACATCGACAAGTGTTGTGCCCAAGTTCTAGGTTATATACACTTGTTTCCAAGTTAAAGGCGTACTAACGGCGACCTCATGTTTGGCTGTTAGCTCGTTTGGGTGGCACGAGTGCCGTAAAGCCACCCACCCTTGCATTCAAAGTGGGATTTAGGATGCTATATAATAATGATTTTAGCCACGACCTTTTAGTAGGTCAGGTTGCCGAACAATTTCTCGGTGACTTGCTACAGAATAAAAAGGTAGAGGTGAAGCACGATAAGATAGCTCACAAGTCTGGGCGCGTGTTTGTTGAATTTGAATGTCGCGGCAAACCGTCCGGCATAACAACAACGCAGTCAGATTTTTGGGCTTTTGTTTTAATTACAGGTGTGGTCATAATTATATCAAAAGACAGGCTCACAACATTATGTAATGAGCAGTATGAAAATGGACATATCATGCGTGGCGGGGACAGAAATGCGTCCCAGGGTTTCTTAATTACTTTAGAAGATTTGATACGGAAGTTATAAAATGCCAGATACAGAAAAAACATTAAGAAGAAAAAGGCAAGAGCATTTACAGCGCATGAAAGAATGGGACGATATTTGTCCTGATGGGGCCTTTGTTGATGCTGATATAAAAGAGGAAATTACAGGCAAATCTAAGCAAGTTACATATGAAGATTTGTGTCAACGCGCAAGCTCACTGGAG